ATCACAGCATCAACTTTCAATGGCGATCTTACTGGTAATGTAACTGGAGACGTAACTGGTACAGCAACTACAGCTACACTAGCAAACACAGCCACACTTGCAGTTAACTCACAGGGATTAACTGGCACACCTAATATAACAGTTGCAAATATAAACTCAGCAGGTGTATCAACTCTTACAACTTTAAATACGACTGATCTAACAGTCCCGACTCTAAAATCATTTAGTTCTCTGAGGGCTCCACATGGTTCGACTGTATCAATCGGTGTGACAGTAGCATCAAAAACATCAGCACATAGGTACAATGGTTCGGGTAGTGCAAATGGATTTGTACTAGATGGTGTGATGGCTCCATTTTTGACTCTAACACCTGGCCGCACCTATCGGTTTGATGTTTCAGACGGAACAAACGCACAGCATCCACTTAGATTTTATTATGATGTGGATAAGACAACTGCATACGATACATCTTTATATACAATAAGTGGACAGCAAGGAACTGCAAATGCCTATATTGAAATTACAGTTAGCGACACAACACCCACAGTCTTACATTATCAATGTCAAACTCATCCAAAGATGGGTAATGCTTTTCAAACTAACTCTAATGTATTAGATACTGAACATAACTCAACAGTCAGAGGAACTATGACTGCTACGAGTTTTGCAGGGCCTCTTACAGGTAACGTAACTGGTAATCTTACTGGAAACGTAACTGGTAACACGAGTGGAACTCATACTGGTGCGGTAACTGGAAACGTAACTGGTAATGTGACAGGAAACGTAACTGGAAATGTCACTTCAGCATCCTCTAGTATTGGTGTCGCAACTGCTACGAGTTTAGGTATTGGAACTTTAACTGCTAATGCTGACATCCAGATTCATAATTCTGGTGGAGTTTCATCTTTAGTAATTGGTAAAAATCCAGCGATTGCAGATAATAATTTACAACTAAGATATGGTGGTGGTGCGTCTCGTTTTAGCACATCAGAAGCACTAGATTTAATTAATCATGGGGATGGACACTTCAATTACTTCTTGACAGGAAGTAGTAGTTTTGTATGGCACAAAGGCAACTCAAACGAGTTGATGGCATTAACAAACACAGGCAACTTAGGTATTGGACTTACTAACCCAACACATAAGTTATCAGTAAGTGGAACTTCAAAAGTAACAGGAGTTGCAACATTTAATAATGCTGTATTCATTGATGGTGTATTGACAGTTCAAGATGCTACAATTAGTAACTTAACTGGTAATGTAACTGGTAATATTATATCATCAGGAGTCTCTACAGTATCAGATCTTAAAGCAACAGGTAGTATTGGTATTGGTACAGATGCAGGTAATGATGCTTTTAGAGTTTATAGTGGAGTCCAAAATAGATTTTTCATTGATAATGTTGGAAGAGTCGGAATAAAAACTACAGTAAACACACCTGATATTGAACTTGATGTTAGGGGGGATGGAAAATTCCATCATGGTCTAGTAGTTGGAGTAACTACAGGATTATGTGCTGTTGACTTCTCAAATTGTGTTGATATTATTGGGGATGGTAATGTGGCAAGGAATACACTTGCATATATGTTACCACCAAAAGTATCAACTGCTCAGAGAAATCAACTAACCAATAGAACAGGTGGTGCTGTTCCATCAGGTGCTATCATCTATAATGTAAATACAAATAAACTTCAAGTCTGGAATGGTTCATCATGGAATGATTGCTTCTAAATTCTAAAACTTATACATACTCTGTATGGTTTGTTCGGGAAACTATAAGATAATATAAAAGCAACCAGTCAGGAAACTGTCACACAAGACCCCACATGGGGTCTTTTTTTGTTATACTAGGTATATCTAAATTATATTTGATGCTACTTAGACCCCATCAGCAGAAAGCTATTCAAGCAATGTCAAGACACAACAAAGGACAAGTAATTGTTCCTACTGGTGGTGGTAAGACAATGTGTATGATACAGGATGCCATTGAACAATTCAAGAGTGGCAGACTCAAAACTGTTGTAGTGGTTGCACCTCGTATTCTATTGGCAAATCAGTTGAGTGAAGAGTTCCTTGAGTTCATCAAGGATGTTGATGTACTTCATGTTCATAGTGGAGAGACACATCACGACAGTACAACCAATAGTAAGAAGATCGAAGAGTGGCATTGGAAAAGCAAGAGACATCAACTCATATTCACTACATATCATTCTCTACACAAGATACAGAAAGCAACTGCAATGTTGCCTGATACTGTATATTATGATGAGGCCCACAATGCTGTTCAGAAGAACTTTGTCGAAGCGGTAGAACATCATTCAATGTATGTACTTCGCAACTATTTCTTTACAGCAACACCAAAACATTCTCTCACACCTTTCAAGATCGGTATGAATGATGCTGACATCTTTGGTCAGGTCATCTGTAATGTCAAAGCACCTAAGTTGGTTAGACAGGGATATATTCTACCACCAAAGGTCAAGATCAAGAAGTTTGATATACTAGAGGACAAGGAAGATGTTGCAGAGAGAGACTCACAGCACTTACTTGAGACACTTGATGACAACAATATCAACAAGAGTTTGATTTGTGCAAGATCAACAAAGCAGATTGTCAGATTATTTACTGACTCAGATTTTGCTCTTGGTCTTGAGAATCGTGGATACTCATGGATGTTCATCACAGCAAAGACAGGTGGTGTTATCAATGGTAAGAAAGTTGACAGAGAAATATTTTTCAATGTACTCAACAGTTGGGGACAAGACCCACACCGCAAATTTGTGGTTGCACACCATAGCATACTATCAGAAGGTATCAATGTCAAAGGACTTGAAGCGGTGTTGTTCATGAGAAAGATGGACTTCATAGGTATTAGTCAATCTATTGGTCGTGTCATTCGCAAGGGGGATGCTTCAAAAACTTATGGGTTGATTTGTGTTCCTGTTTATGATAAGGTTGGCATAAGCACTTCCAAGAGTGTTCAAACAGTAGTCGATACTGTATTCAATCAAGGTAAACCCGCTATCTCAGTTGTAAGATCATGACATTAAACAGAAGAAGTTTACAGTATGCTCAATGGGCCTACAAAGGCATTTGCGATCTACTTAACAATAAGGAACTTGAGTTTTTTACAGTAAAGTTTGATTGGAATGACCCTGACTCAAAAAGACTTTTAACAAAAACATTGTATGATAATGTTTTTCATGCTACTAATACTCATACAGGATTTATTACACAGGATTCAGTTGATGCAAGAATAGAGTATGAAATGAACCCTAAGTTTGATAAAAATGGTAAGAAAAAACCATATCAACCTTGTTTCGATCATGTGACTACACCACAGTTTTTAGCACGTTTCCTTGTAGATCGTAAGAGAGAAATCTTTGACTACAGCAAAGAGGGATATGATAAGTTTCTATATTGGTTTGAGTTTGCAACAAACGTGATAGAGACAACCAACCCAGAGAACACTGCTGTTAGACAATTCACTTCATTCAGAAATGGTAATTACAGGATATATGAATCAAGTGACAAGAAGTATCGTAGGGCAGGTTTGGTCTTATGTCAACGACCTGATGGTGTTACGGAGTGGTCAAAGGCTGTTCCAACTGATAGAGTATTTGTATTCAATAAAGATTTTCTTGATTATGAAAAAGAATTTTTGGTAACGTAATGACAATCAAGAAACTGTCACAAAAGAGTGGCAAAGAATAAATTTTATGCTAATATAATAATATAGTTACATATATTATGAAGCACAAAGTTGAACTCTATGTTGCAGGGCGAGTCTTTAAAGAGGAGGTCTATGCAAAGAACTATCAAGAAGCAAGAGAAGTTGCACTTGCAAGAAATCCTAACGCAAGAGTCGTAAGTGTAACTGCTGTTCTATAAATAATCCAAATTCCATAGTCCTATGAAAGATCAGGCATCAATAGGGAGTGAATCCCCATCTATCAAATACGATAGAGCATTATCTCTATTCACAGAGTCAGTTATGAAACCTGACCACGACTTGCGTGGTTGTGCATACAATCAGGGTTGTTTTGATGAATTGATGGAGATAAGGGCTCATGTTTTGGAGTATCTTAAGACTCTTAAAGAGGTCACACATCATACAAATGCTGATGAAAGTGATGAAATTGAAACAGAGAAATTAAATGTTCTCAAGGAGTGGGGAAAAGAATTTAAAGAAAACAACACAACAACTATCTTTACATAATGAAAGAATTTGATTATGAACTTGATTACAAGAACATTGATTTTAAAGATCAGAGAAATCGTAAACTTTATCGTATTGGAAGGGGAGAGCAAGGAGTTCTATTGGTTCGCCCTTATACTAACGATATTTGTAATCATTGGAGATTTAAGACCCCTGACGAGGCCGTAAAATCATCTAATAAGATATTCGCAATGTACCTTGACTATCGTGATGAGAAAGACTTTATTGGCATGGATATGTGCCGAAAGTTTTTGGAAATGGGTTTTACGAGGTCGAGAAGATATGCGAACCATAACTCAGGAAGAAAGTATAAGAAAGGTACGAGAAATATACTACCACAGGAAAAAGACCACGCAACGAGTAAATATGCTCAATCCGCAACAATTTTCAAAAGAGTACGAGATATTGTTGCGAAGAACGATATATATGTTAAAATGAGAAAAGAGTGGAGAGCATCCGAATGATTAGTCCTTTTAGTGTGGTTAAAAACACTAGAGAAAGTTAC